ATTGAAAAAATGGTCCCGCAACATAAACTCCGTGGCCGGAAAAGCGTCGGAACCCAGCCAGGAACGCACGGCGGCGGTATTATCCAGGACGTACTGGAGACAACCTTCCCAGGCCTCTTCACGCCTTCCGGCATCCAGCAGGGCCTTCAATCTGTTAAACACGGCCGGTTCAATGCCGTCGCAAATGCCGCAAACCTCCCACTTGCCGCCCTTGTCGGCGGCGGGAAGGCGGGAAACGCGCAGGGAATCCGGCCCGGTAACGCGGCTGTCTTCAAACCGGAGGATAGCCGCGGCCATCTTTCTTTCTGTAGTGTTCATAGTTATAAGTTATTTCGGTTAGAAGTGGTTAGAACTGTATCCAAAATGGAAACAGTTTAATCGACAATCTCCCACTCCTCAGAAAACAATTCGATGAACGT